TTGTTGAAATGTATCCTGAATTCGAGGATGCTATTAGAGAGTCTAATGAAACAAGTCATATTAGTGACTTTGATCAGAATAGATTTGGTCTGTTTGATGAAGATGTGGTTCCGCAATCAAGGAAGCAGTCTCTCCTTAATGCAGAAGATGAGCGTGAGCTGGAAGTATTTGAGCGTTATAATAAAGTAAAAACTCCTTATTACAAGATATTCGATCCATTTGAGAACAGAGAAGTTATATTAAACGATCCGCAGTATGATGAATATAGAAAAGAACCTGCAGCTATAGTAACTACAGCAGACAGCCAGCAGATATTCACCGATCAAAGCAATGTAAGTAATTTTATGCAGATCGTAGAAACTGTAGGAAAGGTTTATCACTTAGAAGAAGACCCAATGTCAGGTCAGCCAGTTCCTGTGAAAGGAGAAGAAACGCTGACTTCTATACCCAATAGCACAACAAGTATTGATATGCTTGATAAAGGGATATTGATTGATAGCGATAAGATCATGATGACTAAGGTTATGAATACAAATATTAAGCAATGTATATCTGTAGGCGATGTTTATCTATATTCTATTATTCTTCCTATTGAAGATTACCCTGTTGTGCCTTTTATGAATGGACATAACAGGAATCCTTATCCAACTAGCGATGTCAGGCTTGTCAGAGGACTTCAGGAGTATATAAATAAGATTCGTTCTCTTATAGTAGCACATGCAAGTTCTTCCACTAACGTGAAATTGCTGATTCCACGTGGTTCTATGAATAAGAAACAGCTTGAAGAAGAATGGGCAAAAGCAGGAACTGCTGTTATTGAGTTTGATCCTGAACTAGGACAGCCTATTGTGGCTGGTCCTGTACCGCTTCCTAATGAACTTTATAAGAATGAAGCGGATGCGAAGCAGGATATTGAAAGGATTCTGGGAATATATACATTTATGCAGGGCGATGTAGGTTCTGCACCGCAGACATTTAAGGGCACTATAGCAATGGATGAGTTTGGACAGCGTAGGATAAAGTCCAAGCGTGATGATATTGAATCATCTCTAAATCAACTGGCTAGGTCTGTAGTAGGTTTGATACAATTTGTGTATCAATCTGAAAAGACAGTAAGATTAATTCAGCCAAATAATAAACCCAGAGAAGTAAAAATTAATCAGAACATCTACGATGATGTCTCTGGAGAGCTTATTTCTAAAATAAATGATATAACAGTAGGTAAGTATGATATAATTGTTGTTTCTGGCTCTACCCTTCCATCTAATAGATGGGCTAGATTTGAGTATTATATGGAACTCTTTAAGTCTGGTTTAATAGATCAGACTGAAGTACTTAAGCAGACTGATGTTGCAGATATGGAAGGAGTCCTTGAGAGAGCTGGACAAATGCAGCAATTACAGGGTCAGGTTCAGCAACAGCAAGAACAGATCAAGAAATTAGAAGGTGATCTACAGACTGCACAGCGTGAATCTATACATGATCGCAAAAGAGTTGAAGTTAAAGAATTTGAGAAAAAACTGGCAAAGGCTGAGGCGAAAGCAGAGATGGCTACACAGCTATACAAAGAAAGAGCCGCAGACGAGCTTAAGAAGCTTCGTGAGGAAGTGAAAAAAGCAACCAGTAAAAAGGTCGGTTTAAAATAGCGGTTGCTGAAAACAAATCGCAAAGGAGATAAACATGGCTGACGTAGCACAAGAAGCTGGACTGAAAGTTGATGCTGATCCGTTTGGATATGGAGTAGAGAGCCCAAAGGTTCCCGTTGAGGGAGCAGAGGTTCCGGCAGGTAATGATACATCGAATATAGAACTATTTGATGTTGATGTATCCAAACCGTCAATCAACGAAACGCCTGTAGGAGAGCAGCAGGCTGAAAGTGAAGATGTCTCTCAACAACCTGCAAGAGACGACCCGAGTAGGTTTGAATACTGGCAGAGTCAGGCAGACAAGGTGAAGGGTGAGTTGTCACAGACACAGCAGGAGCTTGCTTACTTTCGTGAGCAGGCTATGCAGTCTCAGCAGCAGACACCCCCCAATGGACAACCTAATGGACAGATGGTTCAGCAGGATTCATTGCAGTCACCCGTCAAGCCAGATAAACCAATCAACTACAACGAGGTTGATGCGTACAATGACCCCGAAAGTGCTTCTTTCAAGTACCGTTTGAATAAAGAGAAGTATAACGATGACTACATTACATTTATTGAGGACAGGGAAACAAAACGTGAGCGTGAATACGCAGAGCGTTATCAACAGGCTATGATTGAGCAGGAGAGTAATAACCTTCGCAATAATGCCTATTCTCATGTTGTCAGTTCATATGGATGGGCTCCCGATCAGGCACGTAATTTTGTCGAATGGGCGAGCAATCCGAATAATGTCACCGTTGACCATCTTGCCAAGCTGTACCAAATGAAGGATGCACAAAACGCACAAGTTCAACAGCGTAAAGACCAAATCATCAAAGAACGGGAAATAGGCTCAATGCCAAGGACTGCATCTGTAGAAACTGGTAAGAGCGAACCTCCCATGAATGATGAAGATATGTTTAACGCAGGATTGTTGAGCTTAAAGCGTTAAAAATAAAGGACAGTTAAAATGGCTGCAACAGAAAAAAAGCTAGGTGCTTCTGGTGTCCTATATACAGATCGACGGGATTTTTACGTCAGCCCAAATGTTGTAAAAGAACTTTGGACAGACGTTGCTCCTTTCACCACTGTAATTTCAAATAAGGAATCTAGAAAAGTACCTGACCCAATTTTTAAGATGTTTGAACATCGTAATCCTTGGGTAAAACAGTTGTTCTTAAATAACGGAGATACTGATAATCTTGACTCTGATACAACTACCAACACCACAGTAACAGTTGATGGTGCTAGTAATTGTAGTATTGATGATAGTCTTATTGGTATGATCTGTGAAGTATGGACAGATGGTTATGGAACTAAAAAAGCCATAATCAGAGTAGATTCAGTTACAAGTTCTACGGTAGTAGTTATGAACACACTTTGGACATCCACGGGAAGTGACATTGCTCTAGTTGACGATGACATCTTTTTGATTATTGGTAATGCACAAGGTGAGGGTACAACTTCTCCAGAAGCTTGGGCTGATGAATTGGAAGTAGTTTGGAATTCTTGTCAGATTTTCAAAACTCCTTTACAGATCACAGGAACTCTTCTTGCTGCTTCACTACGTGGTGAATCTTCAGAATTAGCACGTTTGAGAGCACAGAAGAACCAAGAACACAAAATGCAAAAGGAAAAAGCTTTCTTGTTTGGTAAGAGAGTTGGTGGAACAGGTCTTGATCTTCAAGATGGTTCTACAAGTGATTCTTTCGCAGATGGTGGAGTTCTTGATTCAGATGGAAATCTAGTAAGAACAACTTATGGTATCATAAGTGCTATTGAAACATATGGTAGCAGTTCTTCGTCCGTTGACTATACTAATATCTTTACCGTGTCAGAAGCGAGCTATACTTATAGTAGCTTTGTAGACGACATGGAAAAAGTATTTCAGTATGTTCCTGAAGCTGGTGTTAAAAGAGCTTTCGTAGGTGCTGGTGCACTTGGTTACTGGTCAAAAATGGCTGGTACTACAGGCATGGCAGGAAACTCTGGATGGACAGTTAACTTAAGTGATATGAGAAGGGATTCTCTTGGATTTAATTATAAAATCCTTGAAACCCCTCACGGTATACTTCAGTTGATCCCAACTCCCGCTTTACGTGGACCTTACAACAAGTACATGCTTGTTGTTAGTGATGAGAATCTATTTCATGCTCAGTATCGTTCATCAATGTATCAGGCGAATATTAAATCCGATAACGCCTTTGACGGTGTTAAGGATCAGTATATGTCTGATGAAGGTGTCGGTATTTCATTAATAGAAAGTCACCATTTGTTTAAAGTCACAGATTAAGGAGGCATACTATGGCTAGACCTTATCTACGTGGTTCAAGTGGTGGTATTAAATCATTAGCTTCAACTCAGTCTCTTACTATGGCTGATAGTGGTAAAGTTTTTGTGTGTTCCCAAGCGGGTGCATATGACATTACGCTACCAGCAGTAGGCAATGCCAAAGGATGGGAAGGAGTTTTCGTTGTTGGTACAGCTGGAAGTAATGATTTTGATATTATCGGTGGAACTACAGACGTGATGTATGGCGTAGAATGTGGCGATACAAATGTTGTAATTAACGCAGCAGACAAAGTTACCTTTGTAGCTAGTAATGCTGTGGTTGGTGAAAGAGCAGATATTTTCTGCGATGGAACTAACTATTATGTTACAATGTATGCCGTTGCTGATAACGCAGCATCAAGTTCAGGCTAACAAATAACCAAACTCGGGGGGAGATTAATAGTCTCCCCTCGAATTAAACTATGGCAGATTTTCAAGAACAAACAATGGGAATAACAGGCTTGACGATAGACGCAAGCTCTACTGCTCCTAGTCGAGCAGAGTTTTCGACATTTTTAAATGACGGTGTTATTGATGTAACCGATAGGCATTTAAGAATGAGACCTTCTGATGATCATTTATTTTTAGCTGTTTCAGCTGAACAAACGTCTCAAGGACTAGACTTAAATGGAGCTAAGATTACTTCAGTTGTTAGAGAGTCTGGAACTAATAATGACTGGAGGAAGTGTTCAAAAATTCATCCTTCAAAGCAAGGACAGGCAGTATCATCTGGTAGTATTCATCTTGCTACTACCCATAATCCAGTATATACAATTCTTGATAATGGGGGTATAAGTGTTTTTCCTGCTCCCGATTCTGATCCTAATACATTCAAAGTTTATTATGTGAATAATTCACCTGTAGAAACAGATGGAAGTGCATTAGATCATGCCAGTACTGGTATAAAATATTTCCCAAATGATAAGATACATTTAGTGATATTATATGCTAGTATAAAATCTTTACAAAGTTATTTATCTTCAATTAATATATCTACATTTAGCTTGAGTGCATCTACACCAACTGCAGTACCAAGTGCTCCTACTATATCAGGAGGTTCAGTGGGTGCAATAACAATATCTGCGTTACCTACTGCCCCTACATATACAGCACCCGTAGTTAGTGGAGACACTCAAGAAATAACTGGAACGATAGTTGCTGGAGCTATAGGAACAGCTGGAGATTTTTTAAATTTTCAACACTGGTATGATGTTCTTGCTGACATGATAGAAACAGAAGAAGATGTAGAACTTGCAAATGCACAAATGCAAAAGATATCAACTTATATACAAGCCTATGGACAGGCTATGCAAAACCAGCTGAATGTTTTCAATGATGCAAATGTTGAGTATCAAGCTGCCATTCAAAGAAATCTTCAGCAAGCTCAGATTAATATGCAGGATGCTCAAAAAGAAGCAGACCTTACTTTACAGGCAGCAATACAAGATTACACATTAGAGCTACAGAGAGTGTCTGCAGATGCGTCAAAATATCAAGCACTCGTAGGTGCAGAGATTCAAACATACCAGCAGGAGATGGCTGAAAAGTCAGCAGAGTATCAATGGATGACGGCAAGACTTCAAGATTTAAAACAAGAATACTATCAAGCCTTTGCATCCCCAAATCAAGGTAGAAGACAATGACACAAACGCAAATAATCGAAATGGTGCAAAT